AGATGCAAGACGTATTTGTTATGTATTATTAAAAGAGAAAATGGATTTACCTGCTATCGTAATAGGTAGTTATTTTAATAAAGACCATGCAAATATATTACATCATTTAAACAATCATGATATGTTATATAAAACATATATGGATTATAGAACACATTATGATAGAGCGTTTAAATTTGTAGAAGAGAATGAATATGTTGAACACGATATGTATGATTGTATTAATAGTATGTTAATGAGAATTGAACTTTTAGAAAAATACGCTAAACTTTATAAAGATATATAATTATGGGATACAAGAAAAAAGGCACTTTAACATTGAAACTCTTCAGAGCAGGTGAATGTGATATACAATATCAATATTCACCTAAAGGTGAAGATACTTATGAAACTCCTGGAGATCCACCAGATATTTATGTAGATCATATATGGACTACATTAAAAGCAAAAAATGGACGAAAAGTAACGGTTGATGTACTAGATTTTATATTAGATTTAGAAGGTCAACTCAATTTAGAATATTTAGAAGATTTAATTTTACATGAAGAGAGCAATTAGACAAACACAATCAGATTCTTTCAAAGAAACTCTTAAAACGATCAGTGATAAACAGGCAACAGTATTAAAAGTAGTTAAAGATAATTTAAAAATGGCTACAAATAGAATGATTGCAAAAGAACTAGGCTGGGAAATAAATAGAGTAACTGGAAGAGTAACTGAATTAGTTAACCGTGGATTATTAATATCTGCAGGTATATATAAAGACAAAGAAACAAATAGAACAGTAACGCTATGGAAATATTCACATTAAATAAAATGATAGAGGCAAAAAACATAGAACAAAAAAAAGCATTAAACACATGGGCTAAAACTGGATTTAAAGGATCTGTAATTGCAGGTACTGGATTTGGTAAGTCTCGTGTGGGTGTAATAGCTGTTGGAGAAACTTTAAGAAAAGACGATACAAGAATTGGTATCGTTTTAGTCCCTACCACTCAATTGCAAGATCAATTTGTAAATGAGTTTTTGAAATGGGGCTATGACGATATTATAGACCGTGTTGATATTTTATGTTATCAGACTGCATATAAATTGCAAGATCAACATTACAACGTGGTCATCTGCGACGAAATTCATTTAGGATTAAGTCCCAAGTATCGTCGATTCTTAGAGAATAACTCTTATGATAGACTATTATGCATGACTGCTACATTACCAGAAGAACCTGAATATAAATTACTTTTACATAAAATAGCACCTACAATATATAAAATAACCCTTGATGAATGTGTCAAATTAGGATTAGTAGCTCCATATGAAGTATACTGTGTACCATTAGAAATGACAGAAACAGAACAAGCTGATTATAAAAAGATCAACAATAGTTTTGTTTACTGGAAATATCAATTGGGACAATTTGATGCATTTAAAGAAGCACAACGAATAATGTCTGATAAAAATGCTACTGGTGCAGATAAACAGGCTGCTTCACAATTTTATCGCGCAATTAGAGAGCGTAAAAAGATTGTTGATTTTGCAGCTAATAAAATATCTGTAACAAAACAGGTTGTTGTTAAAAATATAAGTCATAAAATTCTTATATTTACAGGCGCAAATGATTTTACTGATACCATATGTTCTGCTATTCAGCCTTTAGCTTTAGCTTATCACTCAAAGATAGGTAAGAAAGCTAGAGCTGCTGCAATAGAGAAATTTAAAAGTGGTGAAGTAAATGTTTTGTGTTCAACCAAAGCATTAAATCAAGGCTTAGATGTTCCTGATGCTGACATAGGGATTATATGTGGGATCACAAGTAAATCACTATCAATGATACAAAGAGTTGGTAGATTACTTAGATTCCAAGAAAATAAAGTAGGTAAAATAATTATTTTATATGTAAAAGATAGTCAGGAAGAAAAATGGTTAAAAAATGCAGTTAAAACTCTAGACAACATTAAATGGATGTCTGGAATAAGTGATTTATAATTTAATATTTAAAAGATGAAAATTGAAATTGATTTAAACTTAATCAAAGAAATAAATATGAGCCCAGATGATTTCTGTGCTTTATATTTAATTTGGCGTAAAGGTTATGGATATTTTCAAAATGTTAGTTTAAATCCTAATTGGGAAAGGTTGCAACAAGAGGGCTGGGTAGTGTGTAATACAGAAGGAATAACATCTGTATTAAACTATCAAATAACTGAACAATTTACAGATATATTTTCTTGTAATTTTGATTCAATGTTCGCTGAACTTGTTGCTACTTATCCTATGAAAGTTGCTTCTCCGACGAGAGGTGTTAGAATTTTGCATGCTAAAGATCCTGGATCTAAATCCAATTTAAAATCAAAAAAGAAGTATCGCAAAATAGTTAACAACAAAAAGCATAAACATAAAGAGATTATGTTATTGCTGCAGAAGCAACTGTTAATAGACAAGGATAACCTTGGCTATTTACAAAATTTGGAAACTTGGATTAATAACCATACTTGGGAAAAGTATGAAGAAATAGACATAAACGATGCAACAACAACAGAACAAAAGCGGACAACAAGGCTCCTCTGATGTTTTCAAAAAGAAAGGATTTCAAAAGATAGATAATGCTGTTAACCAATCAATTACGATGGTTAGAGATGCTATGAATGGGAAGCGCGATGTGCTTCTCACTAAATGGCCTAGATTAAATAGAAATCTTCTTGGTGGATTACAAAAGGGAAAGTTGTATGTCATAGCTGGTAGACCTGGTGTAGGTAAATCAGCTTTTAGTAATCAATTAGTATTTGATATACTTGATATGAATCAAGATAAAAAACTAGTTGTATTATATTGGACCTTTGAGATGCCTGGGTATCAACAAGTTATGAGAACAGCTGCCAAAGAAGTTAAAAAACAAATGGCAGATTTATTATCAGTTGATGACAAATTATCTCATGTAGACTTTCAAACATATTCTGAACGAGTAGATAAACTTAAGAAATATAATATTTATTTTAATAACATACCTAGAAGTATAGAATTTATAAAACAAACAAATGTTGATCTGTTTAACCAAGAACCTAAAACACATGTGATTAATTTATATGACCACTCTAGACTAATTCCAGGCCATGAGGATTCAGAGTTAAGGAAACTTAATGCTGTATCTAAAGGCTGTATGTGGATGCAATCTAGATTAGGTGTTGTTAATATATTATTATCACAATTAAATAGAAATATAGAACAAGAACATAGAGCTAAAAATCAATACCAACCATTATTATCAGACATTTTCGGAGGTGATAGTATTGGTCAAGATGCACATGTAGTTATGATACTTAATCGCCCATATGATTTATATGGTATAGAAGATATGTATTGTAATGAAGATCCCGTGGGATTATTAGCATGTCATGTTGAAAAAAATAGAGACGGTTTATTAGGTATGATACCTTATGAAGCTGAAATGTCAACCTTTACAATAAATGAAAGAGAAAAATGAGTAAAAATAAAGACTGGGAGAAGATGACTCCTAAAGAAAAAACAGAAGAGTTTACAAGTGCATTTTTACAATTACTTGTAATCATAGTATTAACAATATTATTAATAATTGCAATAACATGATAGAATTACCTAAAACTAAAGTTAAGGCTGCTAGAAAGTCGCCTAAACATATGGTCATTTATGGACCTCCTAAAATTGGGAAGACAACCGTGTTATCACAACTAGATAATTGTTTAATTATTGACTTAGAAGAAGGTTCTGATATGGTAGATGCTTTAAAAGTTAAAGTTAAAAACTTAAAAGAGTTATCTGAAGTTGGTAAATCAATTGTCCAAGAAGGTAAACCATATAAATATATTGCTATTGACACTATTTCTAAATTAGAAGAGTGGTGTGAAGGAGAAGCAAAGAAAATTTATATGCTTACACCTATGGGTAAAAACTTTGAACAAAAGAACCCTGGTGCTTCAGTCTTATCCTTGCCAAATGGCGGAGGCTATTTATATTTAAGAATAGCATATAAAAAATGGATAGACAGATTGAATACATTAGCGGATCATATAATCTTAGTTGGACACTTAAAAGATAAGATGCTTGAAAAGAAAGGTAAAGAGGTTGCTGTTAAGGACCTTGATTTAACTGGAAAGATTAAGCAAATAACATGTGCTAATGCAGATGCTATTGGTTATATATATAGAGAAGATGATGAGACTATGATCTCATTTAACTCTTTAGATGATGTAACAGCAGGATCACGTTGTGATCACTTAAGAGGTAAGACCATGCCTTTAGAATGGTCAAAAATATTTATAGATTAATTTTAAAAATTTAAATAAAATGATTGAAGCACGAACTGAAAATCAGGTGGATAGTACCCCACCAACAACAATAAATGAAACTCCACAACGAATCACAATAACAATGGTTCTAAAAGATTTGGAGGATGGTACTGATAGAAATGGAATTAAAGAAAAATATAACTTAGAAGCTTGGGAAGTATCTCAAATGTTTAAGCATCCTGCATTAAAAGGCAAGAAAGCTAAAAAAGTTAGAAAATTATCTTTTGATTTTGTAGATGATACTGATACACTTCCTGGTCAAGTAGACTTAGAAGATGCTATTGCAGAAGAAACTAGCATGAAAGATGCTATGATCGACGAAATGAATGGTAGAAAAGAAATGGATTCCCAAGATCAAATGAATGAGATGGATGACGAAGAGGATGAATTAATTACTGATGAGATCGGAAGAGAAGTAGTAGGAGAAGATGATGATTGGGATGATAATACAAATGAATATTAATATAAAATAGATTATAAAATGGCTATACAATCAAACTCAAGCGAACAAGAAGTAATGGGATCTGGAATAAAATTATATTCTGGACTTTCAAATTTTACTGTTATGGCAGTTAATCCTACAATGGAGGAATTACATGCTATGGACATTAAAGTAAAATCAGAACCTGAATACTTTTTAGAGCTTAATGGAACAGAATATTTTAAGGTCGTATTCTGGGTTAAAAATGATGACCTAACAACTAGACTAGAAATTTTGATGACTAGTTCACCAAGAGTATCTCAAACAGGTAAGCACCAATGGATTAATAATGTTGGTCAAAGTACTTGGTCTGAAGAAGCACCATCTTATGATTGGTGGAAAACTGAAGG